GGCCGAGAATACCGCGAACAACGCGAGCGACTACGCGACCTCCAAGACCGGCTCGAACCGGGTGCAGGTGGACGCGAAGAAATTCATCATCCATCAAATCTGGTCAACCGAGTTGGAAGAGGATAGCATCATTCCCTTCATCCCGTTCCTTCGTCGTCAAGCCGCTCTGGCTATCGCTCACTACAGTGACGCGGTGGTGTTGAACGGTGACACCACGAACGCTGCGACCGGCAACATCAACCTAGATGACGCTGACCCGGCCGACACCAAGTATTACCTCGCCTTCGACGGTCTGCGCCACATCGGCCTGGTCGACAACACAAACAACAGCAAGGACGCGGGCGGCGTGGTCTCCTTCGGTCTCCTGAAGGCCCAGTTGACCCGGATGCGCGACCAAGCCAACCTGATTGACTGGGGTCATCCCATCAATCCGGCTGACGTCGTGTATGTGACTGACCCGACCACGGCTGAAGCTATCGCCCAGTTGGACGAGGTGTTGACCGTCGACAAGTTCGGCCCTCAAGCCACCGTGCTGACCGGCCAACTGGCCGCCATCGGGCGCAACCCGCTGGTGTCCTCAATGGCGATGAGCCTGACCGAGGCTGACGGCAAGGTGTCGACCACGGGCACGAACAACATCAAGGGCCAAGTGGTGTGCTTCAACCGTCGCGGCTTGACCGCTGGCTGGCGTCGTCGCATCAAGGTTGAGGTCGAGCGTCTGCCCGGCCGTGATCAAAGCCGCATCGTATACTCGCTGCGTATGGGCCTGGGCCGTTACTCGGCTACCGGCGCTGCCTCGGGTATCGAGATGGCCGACGTCCTGTATAACATCTCGCTCTAAGGTGTGACGCTTGAGGCCCTGCCCACCACGGGTGGGGCCTTCTTCATAAGGGGAAAGAAATGCAAATTACCCGCGAATTTTCTCGTCATCAAGTCGTGCCCGTCGTGTTCGGTGTAGCCAACCTGGCAGCCGATCAGGCCGACGTTCAGTTGAAGGACAGCACCGGGCAAGTGGAAGGCGTTTCGATGCCCTTCGCTGGCGTTGTGGTGGCCCTGTCGATTGACACAACCGCAGCGGCTACCGCTGGTGAGTTGACTGTTGGCGTGACCAAGGGCGGCACCGAGGTCGCTGCAACCACGCAGACGATCACGACCGCGACGGCAGCGACGCCTATCTTTGACCGTGACGCTGTGCCCTTCGCTGCCGGTGATAAAATCGGCGTCGAAATCAGCACCACAGCGGCCTGGGACGCAACCACCGCAGACTTAAGCGTGACCGTGTTCGTGGCCCTCGCGGTCGAGGGTATCTAGATGTTGCGCTGCGTGAGTCGCTACAAGAGCAGCCTCGGGGCGTTTGCCCCCGGTGACATCGTGGAGGCGGCAGAGCTGGAGGCGGCGCTATTGACTGACAGCCCGCTGTCTTTCGAGGAGGTGGGCGTCGAGGTGGTCACGACAGCGCCAGAGGCACCGCCAGAGGATAAGATCGTGAGGAGGCGCAAGAATGGCTAGGATCCTTGAACGCACCAGCAGCCTGACTAACGCGCAGGCCAACGGCGTGGTCGGCACGGCCGTCAAGGTCGCTGGAATGAAGCAGGCCAGCGCCCAGGTGAGCGGAACCTTTGTGGGCGAAATCACAATCGAGGCCAGCCAATGCGGCACGGTCTGGTTTGAGATGTTTGGCCGCAACGTCGGTGATTCAAATCACTCCCTCGCGAAGAAGGTGACAGCGCCCACGATGCTGGTGTTCGAATACCTGGGCGGCATCCAGTTCTTAAGGGCTAAGACCACGGCGTATACCTCAGGCGGCATTAACGTCTGCATCGCAGGGGTGGGGTAAATGGCAATCGTCAACGGGTACGCGACCTTATCAGAACTCAAGACCTGGTTGGGCATCACCGGAGCGAACGATGATGCGCGGCTGGAATCTGCTATCGAGGCCGCGTCCCGTGCGATTGACATGGAGTGCTCGCGTCGTTTCTACGCCGAGACGCTGACGCGGTATTTTAAGGCTACAGCACCACTGCGGGTCGACCTGGATGACGACCTGTTGACGGTCACATCAATTAGCACCGACACCACGGGCCTGCGGAGTTACAGCGCCCTAACGGTCAATGACTACGAGCTTGAACCAGAGGCGGCACCGTATCGGCAAATCTACATCGCACCGGGCAGCAACAGGGCCTTCCCGCTCGATGAGCGGCGCGGCGTGCGTGTGATTGGTGACTGGGGCTATTGTGCCACCGGCAGTCACCCACAGGCCATCAATCGGGCCTGTTTGCTGCTGGCAACGCGGTATTTTAAGCGCAAGGATGCCCCATTCGGCGTGCTTGGTACTCCCGAGCTTGGGTTTATGCGCGTGACCAGCAAAGACCCCGAGGTGCGGGCCCTGCTGCAACCATACCGACGCTACGAGATGGGGGCGGTATGAGCAGCGCGACCGTCAAGATTGAAGGCCTACCGGAGCTTATCAGGGCCCTGCGCAACAATGCCAACCTCGCGCAGCCGATGAGCAAGGCCCTGCATCGTATCGGCCTAGAGGGCTCAAGCGCAAGCAAGAAAAGAGCCCCAGTCGACACTGGCTTATTGCGCGGCCGTATCACTTACGAGGTGGACAAAAGCCCGCTGCCAACCTTTGTGCGCATCGGCACACTTGGCAGCGGCAAAGTCAATTATGCGGCCTATATGGAGTTCGGTACGGGAATGGCCCACGATCATCCGTCTTGGCCCAAGAAACCGCACGGCATACCTCCTGGCGTGCTAGATGCCTGGGCTGCGCGTAAGTCTCGCAGCGGTGAGGACTGGAACGCCTATACCATCGGACGCAACATCATGAAGCGTGGCGGCCTTGTGCCTCGGCGCTACCTTCGCGACCCCTTCGAGGCGATGCGCTCGCGCTATGTGCGCCTGCTGAAGGCTGCGGTTAAGGAGGCGAGTCTTGGCTAGCATCAAGACAATGCGCGACGGTCTGCGCGACCTGCTGAGTGGCGGCGCAACGTTGGCCACCGAGGCGGGCGAGGACTTGCTAGCCGAAGATGGGGATATCCTCGTACCAGAAGGTCAGGGTGTCAACCTCGGCCTGTACGTCTACGACACCATCCCGGATAACGTATACGTGCCTGCGGCCATCGTAGGGATGCCATCGTCGGTGCGGTACGACTTCGCCTTCCGCACGCCCGTCTCGCGTTATCTGTTCCCCATCCGGGTGCTAGCTGGCCGGGTAGCAGAAGGTGAGGGGCAAGATCTTGTTGACGATCTCGCGAGCCCTGATGGGGCGCTTAGCGTGCGCGCTGCCATTGATGGAGACCCTACGCTGGGCGGCGCGGCTCATAGTACCCGCATCGTCGAGGCGCGCGACTTCGGGGTTTATGAGGTGGCCGGGGTGCCGTATATTGGATGTGAGTTCGAGGTGGAGGTGATTGGCTGATGTTTGTGGTTCACAAGGGCGTCACAATCGGTGACCAGTTCTTTCCGCCGGGCTCGACCATTGAGGCCTTGCCAGAGGGCACAGAAGCTTGGCTGATTGAGTGTGGGGCAATAGAGGTACAGGAGGCGGCACAGCCGCAGCCGAAGCGGCGCGGTAGGCCGCGAAAGGGGGCCTAAGATGGCGTTTATTCATGGCAAGGGCGCTGCGGTTTTGGTGGGCGCTTATGACCTGTCTGCTTTTCTTAACAATGTTGACGCAGCAGCCACGGCTGACACTGCCGAGGTCACGACCTTTGGCGAGAATAGCAAGGCCTACATCGGCGGCCTCAAAGATGCGACGCTGAGCTTTAGCGGTTTCTTTGACGGCAGCGCAAGCGCGGTGGATGAGGTGCTCCAGGCGGCCATCGGTGGATCACGTGTCATCACGGTGGTGCCAGCGGGCTCTGGCGTCATCGGCAACCGCGCGCAGCTGGGCCAGGCAATCGAGACCAGCTATAACGTCACGGCTCCCGTGGCCGATGCGGTCACAATCAGTGCAGAGGCCCAGGTGAGCGACGGCCTGCTAGGCGGCATCCTGTTGGCTGACCTGGTGGCTCGTACGGTGGCTGGCACTACGGCGGCCAATGACAACACGTCAAGCACGGCGAACGGGGCCACGGCTACGCTCCATTGCACGGCCTTCACGGGCACAGACATTACGATCAAGGTGCAGCACAGCGCCGACAACGTGGCCTGGGCTGACCTGATCACCTTCACGCAGTTGACCGCTGAAGGCAGCGAGTTGAAATCCGCAACAGGTACGGTTAACCGCTACCTTCGGGTAGATGCATCGGGTACATTCACAACAGCGACGTTTGCCGTGGCTACCGCGCGGCTTTGATAGGAGGGTATAACCATGGCATTCGTGCACGGCAAAACAGCAGAATTTCAGATCGACAACAGCGGCGGCTCGCTCACCGATATCTCGGCATATTGCGACAACGTGGACTTCCCGTTAACCGCTGATACCGCAGAGGTCACAACCTTCGGGGACGCCTCGAAAGAATATATCGGTGGTCTCAAGGATGCGACGATCAGCATCTCAGGCTCCTGGGACGCGACCGCAGACGGCGTGCTCGCGGGTATCATTGGCCTGGCTGGCTCGTTCCAATATGGCCCGGCTGGTACGACCGGCGGTAACATCAAGTATACTGGCGAGTGCATCTGCACCAGCTACAACGTCACGGCTCCCGTGGGCGATAAAGTATCGTTCTCGGCTGAATTTCAAGTTACGGGCGATGTGACGCGCGGCACCTACTAAGAGGAGGCACCATGTCTGAGTTCCTGTCCGTTGATCAAATCCTAGAAGCCAACGACCTACCCTCCGAGGTGGTCGAGGTGCCCGAGTGGGGCGGCAAGGTCAAGGTGCAGGGGCTCAGTCGTGCGGCCTATGATGGTATCGCCAAAGCTGCCGAGGTCACGGTGCCAGCCACCGGACCCGGCCAGCAGGCGGGCACCAAGCGAGATGACGACAAGTTCAGCGACCTGCTTTTCCTAGCCTGTGTCGTTGAACCCAAGTTCAATGACGAGCACATCCCGGCCCTTCGGAACAAGAGCCTGGGTGCGCTCAATCGGGTATACCAGGCCATCGGGCGTGTGTTGCAGACGGACGTGACGCCTGCCAAAAGCCCGACTGGCGAAGAAGGGTAGCGATTACTTTGAGCTGATCCTGGCGCGTGACCTGGGGATGACCCGGGCCGCGCTGCGGGCTACAATGAGCACAGCGGAGTTCACGGACTGGCTCGCTCTGTACAGCCTGGAGGCCGAGGAGCGCAAGCGTGAGGCGCAGAAGAGGCGATAATGGCAACGGCAGCGGCTGAATTATTTGTTCGGGTCGGTGTCGACATTAGAGGTTTAATCTCTGGGTTCGGCGCCGCGGCAAAGGCAGCAGACGGCCTGGGTAAATCAGTAAATACAGCGTCAGGGAATTATATTGATGCCAATGGCAGGATGCGGGCTGCAAATGGTCGCTTTGTGGCATCGGCCAATCAGGCGACTGGTGCGGCTGGAGAACTTGCCGGTGGACTTGGTGGCCTCAAGACCGCAGCGGCTGGTGTGGGCCTCTTGGCTGTGGCTGGTGGTATCGCGATGGTGGGGCAACGGGCTATCACCCTCGCGGCAGAACTTGAGCAGGCCAAGATAGGTTTCACCACAATGCTTGGCGGGGCGCAGCAGGCCGATAAGTTCTTGCGTGATCTGACTCAATTTGCGGCTACTACGCCATTTGAATTGCGCGGCCTTGTGGATTCTAGTAAGCGCCTCCTGGCCTTCGGTTTTGAGGCCCAGGGTGTTATTCCCATTATGACAGCAGTTGGAAATGCTGTAGCGGGCCTTGGTGGCGGCAAGGAGGTGCTTGATGGTGTCACGCTGGCCCTGGGCCAGATGGCCGCTAAGGGCAAGGTGAGCGCCGAGGAAATGAACCAGCTTGCCGAGCGAGGTATTCCCGCGTGGAAGATGCTGGCTAAAGAGATTGGCGTCAGTCAGCCACAGGCGATGAAGATGGCCGAGAAGGGCGCCATTGATGCCAATACGGCCATTGTAAGCATTATCAACGGGATGAATCAAGAATTCCCCGATATGATGAGCAAACAGTCAAAGAGCTTCAGCGGGGCAATGTCTAATCTGCAAGATAGTGCAGATATTGCCTTGACTAAGATCGGTACGGCCATAATTGAGGCATTCCATATTACGCCAATAATTCAAGCTTTGTCTGCGGTTATCGGTGAACTTACAGAGGCCATAAGCGAGCGGGGCCTTAAGGGTGCGGTGGACTCTGCGGGGCGTGCCTTCGTCGAGATGGGAGCGGCCTCTAAGGTGGTCGTTCTTGGTCTGGCGTCAGCCTTTGCTAGCGTGGCTGTCCCGGCCGTGGTCACCTTTGGCACAGCGGCGGTTTCGGCTATTGTGTCGGCTACCCTAGCATTTGCCCCGATGTTGGCTGCTGTAACCGCTGTGGCTGCGGGAGCCTACGTCATCATTCGCAATTGGGACTTAATCCGAGATGCGGTCTGGTATGCGATGGATAATGCATCGCAGGCGGTGCAGGGCCTACGCAATGCCATTGTGAGGCAATTCAACGATGTGCGCGGCATTGTAAATGATGCAATGATGTACATCGGGCTACTTTTCCGCGAGACCTTTGGGGATAGGATCGCCAACGCGCTTGGCGTCGGGCTCGCGAAAGCGGGCGGTTATGTGTCGCGCTTTTCCGAGACCGCTACCACGCATCTAAGTGGATGGGCAAAGTCTACGAGCGGTAGTATGTCCGCAGCCGCGAGGTCTGCCCTTGAAGGCGCGCGAGACATAGGCTCTGTGTTAACAGACTCTGTTCGCTATGCAATGGATGACGTATCGTCACAATTGACCGTGGGTTACAGCAAGGCTGCGGGCATAGCAAAAGACGCAACCGGCAAAGTCACGGCAGAAATGCTAGGGCTCAAGGCAGCGGCGCAGCAGGCCACCGGGGCCGCGTCCAAAAAAGCAAAGGCCCTCAAGGCGGCAGAGGTCGAGGCGCGCAAAGCCGAGGCTGCATTTGCTAGGCTGACCAAGGTCAACCAACAAGCCTACGACCGATTCGAGGCGATGGCGATGGCGCTTGGTAAGTTGGGCGCAGCACTGCGCGAGGTTGATGCCCAGGCCGCAAGCCAGGGGCGCTCGTTTGATGTGGCCGGCGCGCGAGCTAAGGCCTACAAGGAGAACTTATCGGCCATTGAATCCGCTTTTGGTAAGTTCTCGGTGCAGGCGGTCAATGCCCGGGCAGAGCTTGAGCGGTTCACGGCGGCCAGCGTCAACGGCGGAGCGGCCACGGCTCAGGCTTATGGCGTCATCGACCAGGCCAGCACGGCCCTTGCTAATCAGTCTTTTGCGGCTAAGGTGCTTGGAAAAGAATGGGACGCGACAGCGGAGGGCATCAAGTCTGCCGAAGGTGTTCTTGTGAGCCTCATCGACAAAGGTCTAAGGCCCGGCAATGCAGCCTACGACGAAGCGGCTCAGAAGCTTGCAAAAGTCAAGGCGGCACTCGACGCAAAGCAGGCGAGCCTAACGCAGGTTGCGTCATCAATGGGCGATGTGTTTAACGCGACAAACAGCCTGCTCGGCAATCTGGGTACGCTTGCTGAATCGTTTGGTATTACGGGCGCAGCAGCGGCCATTAAGTTCGCGCAGGCGGGCGTACAGGCGGCCATCGCCTTGGCCCAGATACCTTCAGCTATCGCAGCCGTTGGGACGGCCCTACAGGGCCTCAGCGCATTGTTTGTTACTAATCCCATCCTCGCGGCCATCCTTGCTATTACTGGCGCTGTCGTCATTGCTGGGACGGCAATGTATCAATGGTGGCAAAGCACGCAAGAAGAAGTGCGAAAAACGACCGAGGAAATGCGCAAGGCCGAAGAGGAGGCGCAGCGGGTGCGTGACGGCATCCAGAACAGCCTAGCCGGGGCCTTCCGTCAGGCCGGCAAGGACTTCTTAAACAATGTAGCCGAATGGGGTGACAACTTGCGGGCAGCCCTGCGAGACAACGTGATCAACGGCATCTTCGAGGCGCTCATCTCCGGCGAGATGATGAAGAACCTAGCCGACCTGCGGCAGGCTGTCATCGACAATGCTGGCGATCCAATGAGCGAGGCGTTTAAAAAGGCAGTGAAGGCCCTTGGTGACGGCATAACCGCAGAAACCGAGCGATTAAAACCAGTTTTTCAGGCGCTGGATACAATGGTTTCCGATGTGCTCCCTGCGGCACGCACCAAGGTAGCAGAGGGCACGGCGGCCATCTCGGCAGCCAGGGCGTCGCGTTCGACCCCAGACGTGAAGGTGGACAAAGGCGCTATTGAGACGCTGAGGACGCAACAGCGCCATTACCTCGATGAGCTTACCCGCATCTCCAATATGGCCGGGGGCCGCGAGACAGCCGAGTACGCCAAGATATTGGCTCGTGCAAATGAGATCAGCGACTGGATTCGGAAGCTACAGAGCGGCAAAGCGATACCTGCCACCTTCGCGGACTCGACGATGCGCAGCCTCGCGGTGCTGCCGGAGATGGCCAACGGCGGCCTCGTCAAGAGCCCAACGGTGGCCATTGTTGGTGAGGGCCGTAACCACGAGGCGGTACTGCCACTCAATGAGTCGGTCTACCGTCAAATCGGTGCAGGCATCGCAGCGTCAGGTAAGGGCGAGGGTGGCATGGTGGTCAATGTAAACTATACTGGGAATGGCAAATGGACGCGCGAGGACGCCCAGGGCCTCGGCAGGCTGCTCGTGAGTGAGCTAAGGACGATGGGGGTAAGAGCGTGACACAGAAGAAGATAAGTGAACTAAACGCGGCCAGCACGCTGGCGGGCACCGAGGTGCTGCCCGTGGTGCAAAGCAGCGCGACCGTGAAGGCCACTGTGGCGCAAGTGTTGGCCAATCTGAACGCAACCAACCTGACGAGCGGCACGGTGCCCCTAGCGCGCTTGAGTGGAATCACTAACACTGAGATCGACGCGAGCGCGGCCATCGCTTGGAGCAAGATCGATAAGACCGGCTCAAGCGTCGATGACATCGCAGACTTCCCATCGCAGACAAGCAACGCAGACAAGGCGCTGGTAACCGATGGCACCGACACGTCTTGGGGCTATCCTGAAGGCTGCTTTATCGTGGCCTGCTCGGACGAGACAACGGCGCTGACCACGGGCGTTAAGGTCACGATTCTGGCGCCTTTCGCGATGACCCTTAAGGACGTGCGCGGCGTACTGACCACAGCATCAAGCAGCGGTGATGTAGTGGTGGACATTCACAAGGGCGGTACGTCGGTGATGACGACCGACAAAATTACAATCGAGGCCAACGAGACCGACAGCGACGACGCAACCACGCAGCCTGCCTTGACCACGACGGCTATTTTGGACGGGGATAAATTGGAATTTGAGATTGATTCCGCGGGAACGTCTGCCGCTGGCCTCAAGGTCTACGTGTACTACGTGAGGGGCTAAATGGATACCTTCATAATCAATCCTTACAGGTTCGCGGCTGCCGCACCTCCTGCACTCACCGTCGAATACCTTGTCATCGCTGCGGGTGGTGGTGGTGGTGCTAACCGTGGCGGTGGGGCTGGGGCAGGTGGCTATCGGTCGAGTGTCACCGGAGAAAATAGCGGCGGCGGCGCATCGGCAGAAACCGCACTCTCTCTTTCAACTGCTACAACCTACGCTGTGACCGTTGGCGGAGGCGGAACCGGAAGCACTACTAATTCAGGGGTTGGCACAAATGGTGGAAACTCTATATTTGGCACAATAACCAGCACGGGCGGCGGTGGTGCCGGTTCAGGATCTGGAAACAATGGAAGCAATGGTGCAACCGGGGGAAGCGGCGGCGGCGGCGGCGCTGATGGTGGAGGCGCAACAACTGGAGGAACAGGCGGCAGTGGTACTACCAATCAAGGGTACGCAGGCGGAAGAGGCTCTAATGGGCCGGAAACATACCAAAGTGGTGGCTCCGGTGGTGGTGCGGGCGGTATTGGCATTAATGGTGGGTCTGTCACATCTACGACTGGTGGTTTAGGTGTTTTATCGTCAATTACAGGGTCATCCGTTGAGCGTGCTGGCGGCGGCGGTGGTGGTGCGGGTATTGCACTAACAGGCGGAACTGCGTCAGGTGGTGGTGGTGCGGGTGGCGATGATGGTGCAAGTGGATCAAGCGGATCGACAAACACAGGCGGCGGCGGCGGCGGTGCGGGTTCGGGTAACTTCGTTTCTGGCAGCGGCGGCTCAGGTGTCGTCATCCTCAAATACCCAGACGCCTACACAATCTCAAATCCAGGCGGTGGCCTGACCCTGAGCACATCGACTGCCGGGGGCTATAGCGTGACAACAATCACCGCCGGGACCGGCGATGTGGAGTGGACATAATGGCTCATTATGCATTTCTCGATGAGAATAACTTAGTTGTTGAGGTCATCACCGGCAAGAATGAAGGCGAAGAAGGCGTCGACTGGGAAGCCCATTATGGTGCCTATCGTGGCAAGCCCTGCAAGCGCACCAGCTACAACACGCGCGGCGGTGCCCACGCTAACGGTGGAACGCCCTTCCGAAAGAATTATGCGGGTATCGGCTACCTGTTCGACGAAGCGCGTGATGCCTTCATCCCGCCCAAGACGTTTCCTTCGTGGGTGCTGAATGAGGATACCTGTCTGTGGGATGCCCCGGTACCCTATCCTCAGGATGGCAAGATGTATACGTGGTCAGAAGATGACCAGCTATGGCTTGAGGTGCCCACGGCGTGACATTAACGCTGACGGTCGCAGGCAGCAACGTAACCTCGATAACCGAGGTGGGTTCTCTGCGGCTGTCAGACCGTCTGAACACGCGCAGCCGTCTGTCCTTCGTCCTCGTGGCTGATGCCACGCTTACGGCTGCTCTGGCCACCGAGAATGACGAGGATATCATCACCGAGGTCGGCGAGCAGATTGCCATTGATGAGAATATTGCTGTCGAGGTCGGCGCGGTGGTTGGGCTCACGCAGTCTGTGACCCTCATCACCGAGGCAGGCGAGACGCTGACGACCGAGGCAGGCGATACGTTGGATGCCGAGGACGAGGCGATATTTGGTGGCCTGATCGACAGCGTGGGCGAGGCGCTGGTGATCGACGGCAATCAATCCTGGTTGCGTCGCGAGGTTGAGTGCGTTTCCTTCGACGCCCTCGCCGACCGGCGGCTCGTGGCGGCCACCTATGAGGCGGGCTCACAGACGCTCAATGACATTGTGACCGATGTGGTCACGAACTTTATGGCCGGCGATAACGTCACGACCACCAACGTGGACACGGGCGGGATTGTGATTGACCCGATCAAATTCAATTACGTCACGGCCTCTGCCGTGTTCGACGAACTCGCCAGCGTGACTGGCTGGGCGTGGTGGATTGATGACAACCGAGACCTATACTTCAAGCCACGGTCGGCCATCGCAGCGCCTTTTGTGATCGACGCGGACAACGCCCGGCGAGTCAGCATCACCAAGGCCTCAGAGACCTACCGCAACCGGCAGATTATCCGTGCCGGTGTCGACAAGACCGCGCAGCGCACCGAGAATTTCGTGGGTGACGGCACGGCTAAGACCTTCACGCTGTCGTTTCCCGTGGCCGATGCGCCCTTTACGATCACGGTGGGCGGCGTCGGCGCTAGTACCGCCATCCGGGGCAGCACGACGACAGCGGATTGGTTCTATGTTCTTGGCGATGCGGTATTCGCCCAGGACGATGGCGCAGCCGCCGTGGGCGCTGGCGTGACCATCGCTGTGACCTATCAGGGCCAATTCCCGATCTTGGTCAATGCTCAGGACGACGCCCAGATAACGCAGCAGGCGGCCATCTCTGGCGGCTCTGGTGTGTGGGAGTCAATCGAGGACAGAGCCAACCTGAATGACGATGACAGCGCCCTACAGATTGCCCAAGGGCTCCTAAGGCGATACGGTCAGATTCCCCGGCGCCTTCGCTTCGAGACCGACCAGCCCGGCCTGCATCCTGGGCAGTTGCTCACGGCGAGCTTCGCGCCACACAGTGTCAGCGGCTCGTGGTTGGTTGACCAGGTGAGTGCTACGGATCGGTTCGGCAATCAGCTTGTGTACACGGTCGAAGCCCTTGATGGCGAGTCTATCGGCGGCTGGGAATCATTCTTCAAGGCCTTGTCTGGTGAGGGCCGCGTGATTGAGTTCCGAGAGAATGAGGTGGTGGTGTTGCTGCGGTCGGCCTCGGAGCAGGTCACACTGACCGACTCCATCACGGCAACGTCAGCGGCTCCCGTGAGCACGGTCGGCACAGCCCTGGTAGGGTACAGCGAGGTAGGCGTATGACGAACCAGGTGAACGTGTCGGCTAACGTGCAGGTAACAATACAAGACGCGACCACAGGGGCCATCGTGAGCCAGCAGGAGCATAAGAACCTGGTCGTATCCAGCGGCCTGGATTTGATTCGCGACCTGCTCGACGGTGACAGCGTAGCAGGGCTCACTCACTTCGCGGTCGGCATCGATACGGGCGCGGTCTCGGCATCGCAGGCCAGCCTGGGTGACGAGCAATTCCGCGACACCGTGACACAAAGGACAAGCAACGCGCAGCAGCTGGTGGTCTCGTACTACCTCGCGAGCGGCTCGGCGAACAGCCTAGCACTGAGCGAGGCGGGATTGTTTAACGCTGCGAGCGGCGGTACGATGTTTGCACGGGTGCTACTTTCGCCGGTCATCAACAAGACCGCAGCGGTGGCCATCACCTTCAACTGGACGATCAATCTGGGGGCAGCATAATGACCTGGACGACAGGCGAGACCATTACGGCCGCAAAGCTTAATCGGACAACTGTACCCGTCGGCAGTATTCAGGCTTTGGCCTACGTGCCTGGTGCGCCAATTGATGGGTGGCTGTATTGCGATGGCTCACCTGTCAGCCGCAGCACTTACGCTGACCTGTTCGCCGCTATCGGCACGACCTACGGGGTGGGCGATGGCAGTACGACCTTCAATCTACCCGACTTTCGCGGCGTGTTTCTGCGCGGCCTAGATGACGGGAAGGGGTACGACTCTGGCCGCACAATGGGCAGTTATCAAGCCGACGATAACAAGGCGCACGTCCACGAATACACAGCATACAAGCAGCCAACAGCAGGTTATTCGGTATCGTTTACTGGCACGGGCAACACACAGCACGGCACTTTTGACACGTCCTCGACGGGTTCAGAGGCCCGGCCTAAAAACTTCCCAGTCCACTACGTCATAAGCTATTGAGGTTGCACGCCCGGCAGGGGGCCGCTACACTTGAGCAATGACACCTCCCACCGACCCCTTGCCGACTCTCGCCAGCATTGACCAGCGGTTATCCCACGTGGAGGCCCAGGTGTCAGACATCCACAAGGCCCTCGTTGGCTCGACTGATGGCAGCGTGAAGGGCCTCCAGTCACGCGTAGAACGCCTTGAGGGTTGGATGCGTTGGGTTGGTGGCCTGGTCACACTAGCTGTCGGTGCAGCGGTCACCAGCCTGGTACGAGGTATCAGCCAATGACAATGCTCAGTGCTAATTTCAGCCTTCGGGAAATGGAGTGCAAGTGTGGCTGCACGGCCCCGGTGGGTGTGGTCAAGAATTTGCAGGTGCTCGCCCAGGCGCTGCAACAACTGCGCGACTTGGCCGGTGGCCCTCTGGTGGTCACCTCTGGTTATCGCTGCCCGGCACACAACGCAGCCGTGGGTGGCGCGAAGTTCAGTCAGCATATGCAGGGCGTCGCTGCCGACGTCTGGAGCAAGACCCTGACACCTAACGAGTTGGCCGCGCTGGCCGAGCAGGTGCCCGCCTTCGCTAATGGGGGCATCGGAAAATACAGCCGCTGGATCCATGTCGACGTGCGGCAAGGGAGGGCAAGATGGTAGACTTCGGCGCAATTCTCGGGGCGGCTCTGCCCATCCTCGCTGGCCCAGTGGCCTCGGTGGTCACTAATGCAGCGGAGAAGCTGCCTGTGGTGCCCTTCAAGGGCCAATCAGTCGCGACCATCGTGCTGGCCGTGTTCTTGGCCTCGTTGGCCATCTGCGTCATCGTGGCCGGTGCTACGGGCCGTCTGTCTGGTGATTGGCAGAGCCTGCTGCGTATCCTCATCGAGGCCATCGCGACCACGCTCGCGGGCTGCGGGGCATACAGTCTGACACAGGCCCGCAAGCCTCTGGTATAGTGGACTCGCTACCCAGGGTTGGGGATGCAAAAGAGGGGCCGCTGTGGACGTCAGCGACCCCTCTTTCGTGGCGTCACGCAAATGGTCAGAAGTCGATCTCTTCCTCGCTCGCCAATCCCGAGTGCCCCTCATTCCGCCCACCAGCCAGAACGCGAGACACACGCGCCTTCAGTTCGGTGGACTTCTTCGTGAGGCCCTGCTTGTCCACGTATTCGCGGGTGTGCATCGAGCCCTCGAACAACATCAGGGTGCCCTTGCGGGCAAGCCTCGCGATGGCCTCGGCCACGGGCCCGTAAGCAACGACCCGATGCCATTCCGTAGACTCCTTCTTTTCGCCGCTGGTGCGGTCGGTGTACCCCGAGGTGGTGGCCACTGTGACATTGATCACGGCCTCACCTGATCGCATCGTGCGCAGTTCTGGGTCTTGCCCCAACCGACCAACGATCACAGCTTGATTGAACATTCTGACAACTCCTTTTCATAACGATTCCAGACACGCCAAATAACATGCCAATACGCGAGGTCTGGCAGGATCTCTATCACGAGGCCTTCCTCGCTCGTCCAATCCCAGATGACGAGATCGGCGGCCTTTGCCTCGGTCACGTACAGTTGATGCTGCACCTGAGCATAATCGGCCTCTGTCCATTTGCCCTGCTCGGCCTGCACCCACCGCTCGCTCTCCCGTGGGTTTTTCCAGGGAGACTTGATCTCAAGGATGCGATCCTCATCAAGATTGATGCCATCCAGCGAGGCCCCGTACTGCCCAAGTTGCCACACCGCAGGCCGCATCAATTCACCGAAGGCCTCGTTGTACCAGGCCCTCGCGAGGGGCTCCTGTTCGTGCCCGTGGGCCATCGCTGGCGTCTGCGGTGTCTCGATGCACCTCACCTTGTTCACGATGGTGCGCTCGGGCGTGGTGTATTTGTTGAGCCCCAGAAGGCCGGGAGTCTCCGACGCCATCCGCAGACAGCGCCGGAACTCCAACCATTCTGGTGTGCCCTGTTCCAGGTTGGGCACCTCCGGCATCACTTCACCTTCTTCCGCAAGCTGGCGATCACGCGGTCATACGAGGCCGCTGGGATATCGGCATACTTCGAGACGCCGAGGTGATCAAGCAGCTTGACCTGATCCCCACCGACCTGGATCAGCAGCGCCTCGATCTCTTCGGCCTGTGCGGCTGTCACGGTGCCCTGTGGTGCCGCAGATGGCTGACGGGTGGGGGCAGCTTGCCGAGGCTCGCTCTTGCCCTGCCCAGTGGCCTTGTTCGCGTCATCGTCCTCTGGGGCCAAGCCGCAGGCCGCAAGCAGCGAGTACCGGCGGGCATAGGTGAGCGCGCTCCCCATCCCGTGTGCGTCTGGTTTCGTCGCTGGCACGAACAGCTTACCGCCTGAAATCTCCTCGCCAGACTCGTGGAGAAAGACCGTCTCGACGACCGCACCGCCCTCGCGCTCTTCGGTGCGCTGAACCAGGGCGAAGCCTGCTTCGTGCAGCCCGTCAATCACGGCCTCGATGCAGGCCGACAGGTCGGCATACTTCGAGCGGTAGACAGGATTGGTGTGCGCCTTCAGGGCCGGGCCAAAGGCCCGCTGTGCCTTCACGAAGGCAGCGTAAACGTGACTCATGAGAATAGTCCTTTCTGTATTGAGTTCTCCCGTAGCAAGGTCAATTACATCACAGACGAACAAAAAAGTAAATAGTATTTACAAACAAGAAAAGGGTGGGGTATGATGTTTACACAGGAGGAAACAATGACGACAAACGAAGCACGTACTTACTTGATTCAGGTGATCGAGGATGCGGCGCGGGCGGCAGGGAATAAGGCGAAGCTGGCGCGGATGTTTGGGCTCAATGCTCCGGCGGTGTCCCAGTGGATTCGCCGGGGTGTTTTCCCAGGCCGTTATGCGTATCGCATACACAAACTGGTTGAAGGAACCCACCAGCTTGAGAAGATTCAGGCGGCTATCTTCAGCACTAGATTTACCGAGGAGGCATCGTGAAGCCTTGGTATAAGGAGCCATATCGACTCCAGGACGCAGGATATTGTGGGATGCCACAAAATGCGCGGGCCGTTTTTCATGGCCTTTATGAGTTGCTTATGAGGCAGCCGGTGCTTACGGCAACCATTCCCCAGTTGGCCAGCTGGATGAGCCTTACTCGCGATGGTGTTCGTAGGAGCCTTGAGGCCGTCCAGCAATCTGGCTTAATTGACCTTCAGATTGATGGCTCACACGTGACTGCTTCACTTCCGGAAAGCAGCGTCGAGGTAGCGCCGAAGTCGCGTCGAGGTAGTGCCAGTGTAGCGCCGAAGTCGCGTTCAGGTAGCGCCGGTGTAGTGTCGGTGTCGCGTCAAGGTAGTGCCGATGTAGTGTCGGTGTCGCGTCCGTGTAGTGTCGCGTCTAGCAATGATGCGGGTTTAGAGCCTGTAAATTTGCCCCTAGAAGAGAATAGAATAGATAAGAATAGAAAAGAAGAGAAGAGAATAGAGGCGCAAAGCGCAGCGGACAAGCCGCATAATTCTCCCTCTCAGAAGGTGAAAAAAACAACGACGATTGAGCGACCGGCTGACTGTGACGAGACCGTCTGGCGCGACTGGTTGCGTGTGCGCGGCAGGAACCCGCTGACACAGACGGCCTGGTCTGGTATGACCAACGAGGCATCGAAGGCGGGTATTTCGCCTGCTGAGGCGGTCAGGATTTGCGCTGAACGTGGGTGGCGTGGGTTCAGGGCTGACTGGCTCGACAAAGACAAGCCGAAGCGCGGTGGTTGGGAGCCAGAGGACTTGTCAAAACAGGACTACCGCAGCCACGATGGCGAGGAGTTCGTAGCCGGATCTGCTGCGGAGTATTTCTACGGCAAGGATTATGTGAGAAGGCAAAAAGAGCGGTACGAGAGAGTCTACGACCGTTCGAAAGAAGAGTTAGCGTGAGGTGTGAAATGCAAAAGATCGGCGAGTTGTTGGTGCCCCTTGAAAAGGGCGAGAAGAAAAAAGACGCAACCTGTCAGAAGCACGGCAAGTTTGTTTCGAGGCTTTACTTGACCAGGACATGGACAAGCTGTCCGGCGTGCTCTGAGGAGGCTTATCGCAAGCAAAACGAGGTATTCGAGGCATCCTTGCGTGACGAGGCCATGCAACGGTGGCGCGAGGTGCTTGGTGACTCTGGGATTTCTTCGGCTTACGAGCACTGTACGATTGCCGGATTCAAGGCCGGATGTACGAATAGCGAGCGCGTTATGGGGCAGATTGAGGCCTATACGCAAGACCTCGGAGCGACGATAAGGGATGGCAAGAACTTGGTTCTGATCGGCTGGACGGGCACGGGTAAGACCCACGTTCTGTCGGCGGTCACGCTTCAGGCTCTGCGCGAGGGTAAATCCGCCATCTTCCTCACGGCCTCAAAGGTATTCCGGGCCATTCGCGACACTTGGGGCCGCACCAACACGCAGACCGAGGCCGACGTGTTTCGCGCGCTGGCTGCGGTCGACATCCTCTGTATCGATGAGATTCAGGAAATGGACGAAAAAGAGAAGCGTGTGATCAACGATGTCATCAATGACCGCTACGAGAAGGGCAAGCCAGTTTGCTTGAGCAGCAATCTAGGCAAGCAGGCCTTCGCTCGTTACATCGGAGACAGGGCGCTTAACCGGCTGATTGACCGTGACTCGACGATCTGCATTATGGAATGGGAATCCTTTCGTGGAGCGGCACGGTGGTGAGGTTGCAGATTCTGTGCTGGCGGCCTACTCTGGAGGCTATGCCGAAGCCGCTCAAGACCTTCAGGGTGCAGCCGTATAACGAGAGCGGGAAGGCGTTGTTGAATCCGCGCACGCTCAACGCACGCACTGAAGATGGCGCGGTGAGAAAGTTGGTGCGGTGGCTGCAATGGGAGGGGTACGAGGTCGAGGGCCTCTGTGTGCATCTGGAGGAGATCTGTGAAGGTAAATGAGCCCTATTTGACACTGGCGGATTACCAGAAGGCGTCGAGGCGTACGATGCCCGCTGTACTCGATGATAAGGAGCGCTTGGTGTTGGCCCTCGGCCTCAACGGCGAGGCGGGCGAGCTGGGCGAACTCCTGAAAAAGCACTATGGTCACGGCATACCGCTCGATACGGCACGGCTGGCCTCGGAGTTGGGTGACGTGCTCTGGTATCTTGCGGCCATCGCGACGGCCCATGAGATCGACCTCAACGCCGTGGCCCGCGGAAACATTTGGAAGCTTCGCCAGCGGTACCCTGACGGCTTTACCCGGGGCGGTGGCAATGCCTGAGGTACCAGAGGGCCGCTGTATGGTCTGCCGGGCAGCCTGGGAGCCGTGCAGGCGCTGCAAGGGGCAGGCGCGGGCACGCAAGGCCGAAGAAACAATGGCACGCAACGGCACAACCAGGCCGAGGGGCAAGAAGTGGGATGGTTTCGTGTACGGAACTCGGGAGGCGCAACGTGCTGACGATTGAGGCGATTCTAAGCAAGACCTACACACCGCGCGACCTCTGGGAGGCCCTTGAACTGTGCACACAACTGAGGCGTGCTATCGAGGTGCACCAGGCCGAAACACAGGCACCAAGCGAGGCGGACAAAAAACTTTGGGAAATTTTGGACAGGGGTATTTACAAGTTATAATTAAACAAGTATTGTATAAGGGTGGGTCGGACGCACCGGCCAGAGACGGGAGAAATCAAGATGCAAGTTACCATCCTTCAAGCCGCGATGATCAAGAAAATCGCCTACGACGAATGCACGCCCTGTAATGGTGCGCGCCCTGAGGATCACTATGAGACCTTGACCTGGTCTGGCAACATTATTGAGACGGCCCAAGACAAGGGCGTTTTCACCAGCTTGATGAATGCCGACCTGGTTTATCACGATGGTGCTGATGGGCCGGATGCTGCGGTTAGGTTGACCGCAAAAGGCTTTGAAGTTTTCGAGACTTTGTAGGTTACATCCCGAGCCGGCGGGCAATCCGGCGAGAAGGGAGAAATCAAGATGGAAGAACTACAGATTGTTTTGGTTGCGATTGACGGCATTGATGGCACGTTGGACAGCGTGACGTACGACCGGCGGCAGGATCGCCTGCGTGTCGAGTGGAGCACGGGCCTGCGCAGGTACGACCTGCTGGTGGTCGAAGGTGACGCGAGCATGAAGGTGTACGGCGGCTGGTACGACACCGAGCAGGCTTCTTACGAGGGCGTGCTGTCTGATCTCGCTGGGTGGCTGGCGTGAGGGGTAACGCTGTGTGCTTGGATTGCCTGGACGTCGGCGAACTGTGTGACACGTGCGCCTTCGCTCACGTGCGGTACAAATGGCAGAGGACGCACGGCCAGCAGCCGCCTGATCACCTCTGGTGGGCCGCTCGCACCTGGGGCGGGCGTCACGTCCTCCGGCAGGTCAAGCGGCAAGGCTGGCGGCACGATGCGATGGTGCAGCGGGCACCAAGGGGGGGCTAATGGCGGCCACGAAAGAAGGGCCACGTACCTGCGAGGACTGCGGGGGTACTTACGTCGGCAACAGCGCAAGCAGGCGGTGTGCTGCCTGCCTGGTGCAGCGCGAGCGCCTTCAGATACGCAAGGGCAAGAAGCCCGTGGTGTTGACCGATAAGGTGTGCTTGGCCTGCGGCAAGGATTACCGGGGAACGAGATCCGAGAAGGCGTGCCCGGAGTGCAGGATAGCCGCCAAGCGCGAGCGACACTCGCGGTCGATGGCGCGGCTCTATCAGCGAACAAAGGCCTTGCGGGCCACGAGACCGGCCAGCAGTGTGCCCCCACCGTGTCAGCGGTGCCATTATTGCCGCGAGACCGACGCGTACCCGTCTGGGATGGTCTGCTTGGCCGAAGCGTTTATGCGGTGCCAGCCCTGGAATCTGGGCGCGAAGCCCTTGAAGGAGAGAGAGAATGTTTGACCTGATTGACCCTCCGGCACACTGGACCGATGCCCTGGAGGGCCACTACGTTCTGATTGATGGCCAGCCCGTGGCCTGCGAGAGCGAGCAGGAGATTGACGCCATCGCGAAGCACCTCCGTGACCTGGCTTGCGACGACCTGCCGAGCCTGGATGTGTTCGACCGCAGCGGCTGGGTGCAGGGCGAGATTGATGCGAGCGGGTTCACAGCGATGCCGCAGGGGCGTGACTGGGATGCGGTGCGGAAGGAGATGCAAGATGACGCCCGATGAGATCGACGCCCTGGTGCAGGAGATCGAGCGGCTGCGACGCCAGCACGAGGTCGACCAGGCGCAGCTGCGCGGCTACCAGAAGGCGCTGGAGTGGTACGCGAGCCCGGCGAACTGGGTGGAGCAGGTCGACGACCGAGGGCGCGACACGCTTCGGTTTCGGTGGGCGGATGACGATGGTCACATGGCCCGACACGCGCTCAGTGTGTGGCGTCAGAGCGATGGCGCGAAAAAAGTTGATAGCAAATAGTTAGGGATGGTTTACAAGTTATAATTAACACGATAGGATATAAGTCAGGGCGGACGCACCGCCTACGATACGGGAGAAATCAAGATGTGCACTGAGTGTGAAGGGTTGGGGCTGGTGTTCCACGTCGAGCGTGGCTGGGATTGGTACGGCACGGGTGGCTTTGCTACCGAGAGCGTGGTTGAGTCGTACTGCGACTGCGAGGCCGGTGACTGGCAGCGCGAGGAGGCAGAAACAGCCGCACGTGTGGCGCGTGAGTTGCGCGAGCGGGAAGATGCGGTGTGCCGGGCGCTGGGCTTCGAGCCCATCCCGTTCTGAGGAGGTGTGCGATGGAAGTCGATCAGGTGATCACGTGGCTCAAGCAGCAGATGATTATGCGCGAGCTGAAGGAACTCGCTGACAAGCCCAGCCTGTCGCAGCGTCGGATGTGGCGCAAGCGACTGAGCCTGTGCGCTCGAATCAGGAGGAGGCTCAGATGCCGGAAGTGATCCTCACGCTGCCCTGGCCGCCGTCGGTCAATCGGTACTGGCGGCAGGTCAACGGCCGGGCCATCCTGTCGGCAGAGGGGCGGCAGTACAAGCAGGAGGTGGCAGCAAACTGTATCTTCGTGGGCGCTCAGAAGTTCACCGGCCCGGTGTGCGTCGACATCCTCGCGGTGAGGCCAGATAAGAGACGGCGTGACCTGGACAACCTCCTGAAGGCCGCGCTCGACTCGATGACCCCGTGGGTGTGGGCGGATGATTCCCAGGTGGTGGACCTGCGGATTAGGTGGGCTCCCGAGGTCGAACTGGCTCAGGGTGAGAAGCCGCACGGGCGATTGATTGTGAGGGTGTGCGATGCGTAAGGGCAGACCTCAGATTGGTGAAGCACCGCGTGAGATTGTGACCGCGAGCGTGTCCCGCGAGGTGGCCGCGCTGGTGCGTCAGGCGAGCGACAGGAGCGGGCTCAGTCGGTCGCAGGTCATCTCGATGGCCCTGGAGGCCTACGGGCATAGGATGCGCGCGTTGGCGGAACGGGGGTAGACTGTATGTGTGCAGTGTGCGTGGTGCGGTGCAGACCTGATGGACACCAGCGGCGGGCGGAAATACTGCTCGTCGCGATGCAGGCACGCTGCGGCGTATCGAAAAAAGATGCACGGGCGCATCGTGGTGATAGAATCGGAGTTGGTCTGTCTGCGGTGCGTCGCGTGGGTGCCGCATCCCGAGGCAGAGCTGGGCGGGTATTGTTCGGTAGGTCGGTGGTTGGTCTGCCGACCGCATCGACCAGGGGCGAGGCCGTGGCGAGAGGTGCGAGGGCTGGACGATGAGTGAGAAGGGACTGACTCCGAAGCAAGCAACCTTCGTGCAGGAATACCTGAAAGACCTGAACGGAACGCAGGCGGCAATCAGGGCTGGTTACAGCAAAAAAACCGCCAACGAGCAGGCCGCACGATTGTTAGCCAATGCTAGCGTGCAGGCCGCTGTGACCAAGGGGCGCGAGAAGCTGGCTGCGAAGGCAGAGGTAACGGCAGAGCGGGTACTTAATGGCCTGCTCGCTGAGGCCACCGCAGATGACGGGCCGACCTGCAAGACAGCGCGCGTGAAGGCGTGGGAACTATTGGGCAAGCACCTGGGCCTGATGACCGACCGGAGCAAGGTTGAGGTATCGGGTGATGTGACGGGCTACCTTGCGATGAGCCTGGAGCGGTACAACCGTCAGGGCCTCGCTGAGAAGTTGGGCGATGAATGACCTAGAGCGGGCAGCGGCTGCATGGTCGTGGCCTCTGGTCGCGCGGCCTGAGCAGTTGGCTCCTCGGGGTGACTGGTCAATCTGGCTGGTGAAGGCGGGCCGTGGGTGGGGCAAGACGCGCGTCGGTGCAGAGTGGGTGCGCTCGGTGGCTAAACCTGGGGCGCGCATCGCCCTGGTGGGGCCTACGGCTGCCGATGTGCGAGATGTGATGATCGAAGGCGAGTCTGGCATCTTGTCGGTGTGTGAGCCCTGGAATAAACCAGTGTACGAGCCCTCCAAGCGGCGGCTCACCTGGGCTAATGGTGCGATGGCGGTGGCCTATTCCGCAGAGGAACCCGACCGCCTTCGGGGGCCGCAACACACGCACGCTTGGTGCGACGAGGCGGCAGCGTGGGCACGGCCTGACACCTGGGATATGGCGATGATGGGCTTACGCCTCGGTGACCATCCTCAGGTGGTGGTGACGACGACGCCGAAGAATGTACCGTTGATGCGGACGATCCAGGCGAGCCCGGGCCTCATCGTGACCCGTGGTCGCACACTCGACAATGCCGCCAACCTTGCCCCATCGTTCTTGACTGGCTTGATGGCTCGCTACGAGGGTACGCGCCTGGGTCGTCAAGAGCTTGAGGGCGAGGACCTCAATGACAATCCCGACGCCCTCTGGCAGCGCGACGCCATCGACGCGACGCGGGTACGCGAGGCACCAGAGTTGCGGCGGGTGGTGGTGGCCATCGACCCGGCAGTAACCGCGAGGGATGACAGCGACGAGACAGGTATCGTGGTGGCTGCCATCGGTGAGGATGGACGCGGGTACGTCCTCGCTGACCGCTCTGGGCGCTACAAACCCGATGAATGGGCACGGGTGGCTATGCGTGCGTTCGACGAGTTCAAAGCGGATAGGATCGTTGCTGAGGGCAACCAGGGCGGCGATATGGTGGCGCACGTCCTCAGGACAGCCTGGGCAGATGCCCCCATTCGCATCGTCCACGCCTCGCGGGGTAAAGTCGCGAGGGCGGAGCCAGTGGCTGCGCTATATGAGCAGGGCCGCGTCTCGCACGTTGGGGCCTTCCCTCTGCTTGAGGATCAGCTTACGGGTTGGTCTCCAGGTGGGCCATCGCCTGACCGGCTGGACGCACTGGTGTGGGCGCTCACTGAGCTTTTCTTGGGCAAGGGAGAATTGGCGTTTGCGTGAAGTCAATCTGCTTTTGGGTGACTGCTTGGAGGTGCTTCAGGGCCTGCCTGATTGCAGCGTGGACGCCTGTGTGACCGACCCACCGTATGGCCTATCGTTTATGGGCAAGGCGTGGGACCACAGCGTGCCCAGCGTGGAGGTTTGGCGCGAGGTGTTGCGGGTGCTTAAGCCTGGGGCGCACCTGTTGGCCTTCTTCGGCACGCGCACCTATCACCGGGGCGTGGTGGCGATTGAGGATGCGGGGTTTGAGGTTCGCGATCAGATTGGTTGGGCCTTTGGGTCGGGGTTCCCGAAGTCGCTAAACCTAAAGGGTGACTGGCAGGGATGGGGTACGGCGCTTAAACCAGCGTGGGAGCCTATCGTGGTCGCTCGTAAGCCATTCGCAGGCACGGTGGCGGGTAACGTGTTGGAGTGGGGCACGGGGGCGATCAATGTGGATGGGTGCAGGGTGAATGGTCTCATGACAGGGACATGGGGCGCAAAACAGGCAAAAAGTATCGGCTATAACGGCACGATTCCAGACGGCTATCAGACGCAGCAGCATCCTTTGGGCCGCTGGCCTGCTAACCTGATCCACGATGGCAGCGATGAGGTGGTGGGGTTGTTCCCGGTGACGGGGCCAAGCAAGGCGACAGCAAGGAATAATGGCGACTTCAAGAGCCAAGCAAAAGGACATGAAAAGGCCCATGTGACATTCGGCCACGACGATCAAGGCGGCTCCGCTGCCCGCTTCTTTTACCAGGCGAAGGCAAGCAAGACTGATCGGGAGGATGGGTTGGGTGATCGCGAGGCTGTGCGCATCGCTGACCGGGTGGCCGATGATGGCCCAGGTGGTGACAATCCACGAAACCGCACGAACAAGCCACGGGTGAATCACCATCCCACGGTGAAGCCCACCGACCTGATGCGGTATCTCTGCCGATTGGTGACGCCTCCGGGTGGTGTGGTGCTTGACCCGTTTATGGGCTCAGGATCGACCGGCAGGGGCGCGGTGCTTGAGGGCTTCGGCTTCACGGGCATTGAGATAGATCCCGAGTACCTGAGTATTGCCCGTGATCGCATCGAGGCGGCAAGACCAAGCGAGGAGCAGTTGGGCCTATTCCCGGACGCTTGACGGCTTTTTGTGGGCTGTGGTACTTTGGTTGTCCCTTCCGGGCTCCGCTTGATTCCGGTGGGGTGCTGCCGATACAGCACGCCGATGCTTCACACCTCGGCACCAGCAGACCCCAGGCTCACCCCTGGGGTTTTGTTGCGTTTGGGCAGGTGGTATGCTGGCCGTATGAATTACTTACAGCGACTCGTAAGCAAGATATTCAGGCTTGGCCCTGCGGTCATTGAGCCTGCGGACATCGCATTTGGCACCGATCCCGAAAGGTGGAGCCCAGAGGTATACGGGAATTACCTCGCGACCTCATCGGCGGTGTATGCCTGTGTGAACCTGCGGGCGCGGTCGCTCGCTGGTCTGCCTTTGCTGCTGCATCGTGACGGGCAAGACGTGGCCGAGGGGCAGCTGTACGACCTGCTGCGCACCGTTAATCCTTGGTGGACGACCAACCGCCTCTGGCAAATGACCGTGATGGCGCTCGACCTGTGGGGTGAAGCGTACTGGGTGCTTGAGCGCGGCGAAGATGGCGAAGGTGTCCCGCGTGAAATCTGGTGGGCACGGCCTGATCGGATGCGTCTGGTGCCCGACGTGGACAACTACTTGGGCGGCTGGATATACGAGTGGAACAATCAGCGGCTGGCCTTCCGGCCCAGTGAGGTCATCTGGTTTCGCAATCCCAATCCCATCGATGAGTTCGAGGGCCTATCTCCCATCGCTGCGACCAGGCTCGCGCTGGACACTGGCCACGCTGCCCTGCGGTCGAATCACAATGTGTTCAGCAACGGGGTGCAGTTGGCCGGGGTGGTGACGCCAGCCGACAAGGATTCGACGTGGGCGCGCGACCAGGTAGAGGCCCTGCGCGATATGCTCGAAAAGCGTTTCAAGGGCGTTGACAAGGCGCACAGGCTCGCGGTGCTTGGGCAGGCTGCGACCTTCACGCCGATGGGCATCTCACCTCGCGATGCGCAGTTTATCGAGCTGATGAAATGGACACGCACCGACGCTTGCATGGTCTACGGTGTGCCGCCTGAGTTGATTGGTGACCAGGAGGGCAGCACCTACAACAACGTTCAGCAGGCACACAAGGGCTTTTGGACAGACACAATGATTCCTTTGGCTGACTTCTTGGCCCAGGAGGTCACAGAGCAACTGGTGCCGATGTTCAAGGGCGAGGCCGAGCGGGTATCGTTCGACTTGAGCGGCGTGCTGGCCCTGCAAAGCGATATGAAGGAGACGGCCGAGCAGGCGAAGGTCTGGGCCTCTATTGGGGTGCCACTCAATCGCATCCTGTCCGAGCTTGCCCCGCAATTCTTGAACGATGGCGAGGGCTGGGAGTGGGGCAACCAGCCCGCAAGCATTCCCGGCACAACAGACGTTGTTGACCAGCAGCAGGGCGCAAAGTATGCCGAATATCCCGGCTTGCGCTTCATCGCCCCTCAGGCGGTGAGGGATGCAGCCCGCAAGGGCCTACGTCTGTACGAAGAGGGGCGCGGTGGTGATGGCTTACAGCCTAAGACTGTGGCCGAGGCTCGCAACATCGCAGCGCGTCGCGACGTGCCACCGGACAAGATACGCCGGATGCGTGCTTGGTTTGCGCGGCACGAAAGCGACAAGAAGCCCGGCTGGGATAAGCCCGGCAAGGAGACGCCCGGCTATGTCGCGTGGCTTCTGTGGGGTGGCGATGCCGGTCGGCGATGGGCAGAGGAGATGGTGCCTGCGATGGAGCGCATCGAAGCCGAGCGCGAGCAGCGCGCCATCAAGCAGATGGTGAAGCCTATCGAGTTGGGTTCTGTCGAGCACAAGCAGGCTTACGAGGAGTTTGGGCGGCGTGCTGACCGGCTGATGGCTGGTTTCCAGCGCGAGGTGTCCCGGCTGATGCTTCAGCAGGGCGAGGAGCTTGCTGACCGCTTGGTGAAACAGGCCACAAAAGCGATGGAAAGCGAGCAGGATATCGATGCCATCTGGGATGAGGTTTTTTGGCAGACACTTTTCGCGGATGCCTTGCTTGACCAGATACAGACGGCGGCGGAGTTGGGCGCGGTGGCTACCCTGGGCGAGCTTCGTGCAGACACGGCGCTGTTTAACCTGGAGTCTCCCGAGGTGGCCGCAGCGATGCAGGCCCGGGCGCAGAAGTTCGCCGAGCAGGTCAACGACACCACTTGGGACCAGCTTAAAACCAGCCTTCTTGAGGGTGTGCAGGATGGCGAGGGCGTCGAGGCGTTGATGGAGCGTGTCGAGTCTGTAATGGGCGACCGCATCCGCAGCAGCGCGGAAACCATCGCACGCACCGAGACTATCGGGGCGCTCACCGAGGGTAGCCTGATGGGCGCGAAAGAAGCCGAGGCCACCGGCCTGGGAGTGAAGAAACAATGGCTGGCGAGCTTTGATGGGCGAGAGCGCGAGACCCACGCGGCAGCGCATCGTCGCTACCAGCGGCAGCCTATCGGCCTGACTGAATCGTTTACCGTGGGTGGGGTGGAGTTCCAGAGCCCGGGCAACCCGACAGGTGGCAGGGGCAAGGCGAGTGCAGCGGAGACGATTAACTGTCGGTGCGCGATGACCTATGTGGTTGAGGATGACACGTCCACGGCGGGGGTGTTACAGTCAGACATAGCGGCACAGATACAGGGGTGGCTCAATGATTCGCGTCAAGGCTGACTATATTGGGCAGGGGCAGGAGGGTATCTTCACCTTCCGGGCCTCGACTGCTGCTGTGGATCGCCAGAACGAGGTGATCGACCAGGCGGGTTGGAAGCTGGACGCTTACCGCTCCAATCCTGTCATCCTCGACAGCCACCGCTATGGCTCCATTGATGACATCCTAGGCCGCGCGCGTCGCGTCGAGGTTGGCCCCGAGGGCCTAGAAGTGGACGTCGAGTTCGCGCCGACCGGCAAGGGCAATATGGCCCGCGAGCTTGTGGAAGCTGGGATGCTCAATACGGTGAGCGTGGGCTTCAGAAGCCTGTCTCGTCGGCCCGGCAGCAAGGCCGGTGAGCCGATGACGCACACGGGTATGGAGTTGCTTGAAGTTTCTATGGTGGCCATTCCGGCCAATCGGGAGGCCGTGCGCCTGCGCGGCGTGGAGGATGATATGGACACGACCGAAAAAGCAGGGCGCAGGATGAGCAAGGCAAGCGCCGAAAAGATTCGGGCTGCTATCGCGATGCTGGCCGAGTTGATTGATGACCACTTTGACGAGATGGGCCAACAAGGTATGCATGGCGATATGAAGCCGGAGGAAAAACCCAAGACGTTCGTGGCCGATAAGGCCGTGGTAGCGGCATTGACCGCATTTGCGAAGGAGGCAAACAATGGATAACCAGGCGCTAGAAGGCCTGCTGCGTGACGTGGCCGCGCGGCTGGACTCCATTCCCAAGGGTGCTATCACCGAAGAGCAAGCGCGCGCGCTGTTCAACGATATGGCATCGGCCATCAAGTCGGACAAAGACGCTGAACGCAAAATGAAGTTCGGTGGCTCGTCTCCCGCTGCTTTGTGGGGCACGAAGTTCAGCCGCTACAACTACACGGCGTCTGACGTCGAGATGCTGTATGACATCATGTCGGCTAAGGCGAAGGCGGGCATCGGCGCTGGCCCTTCCGAGGAGCTTTCCAAGGCCTTCGGGGTGGTCTCGTCTGCGTTCTATTTGGACGAAGCCGAGGTCAAGCGTGTCGACCAGCAAGCAATCGACAACCTGTTCCCTCGCGTTCGCAAGGGCACGGCATCGCAAGCCGAGGTCGCAGCCTACACGAAGGCGATGGATAGTGCCGAGTCTGGCTATGGCCAGCAGTTGATCGGCGCTCAGTACGTGGCTGATCTCTGGGAGGCTGCCCGTCCTGAATCGCGCGTGTTCTCGTTGGTCGACACG